ATCATGAATTAAGGAAAAGACAAACGGTGTATAATAGTATAATTCGTGATATCTTAGTTCCAGTTGAAATACGTCCTACTATTATGGAATTGATAAATAAGTATGGGGATTTTTTTTCTTTGAGAGTATCAGAGATCAAAGTTGAAACAGATCGACATTTATCTATCACGAGTCCGGTTTCAGTAGAACCTCCAACTCCCATTTCAAGTCCATTATTAACTTATTTACATAGTTCAGAAGGGAGTCCGCTTGCTGCTTTGGCCAGTCCATTATATGATCCAGAAACTCAACAATATTTAGATACAAGTGAGGATGAAAATTAACCAAAATAAATCTTACAATCTAAAAAACGTTGGGATCATATGCGGGAATACTAATAGTCCCGGATTCACGAAATTGCAAATTATTAATTAATGTATATAGATGATCAACAACTATTACCGCCGAACTGCTATTTTTTGCGTTGTCTAAGAAAGTTAAAGTTGACTCCAAATTAGATGGGAATAGAGTTTTTATTTCATATAGACGGCTAAATAGATTATACAAATCAGCCCAGAAAAATTGTCGAATATCTGAATTATTAGGTAGGTCTATGTAACTCATTTCAAAATCAGTTATAACGATTTGGTAACCTTCGCTATGAATTACTAAATCAGGAGAATAGATGATTCCGTCATCGTCTGTCCCTTTGATAAGTACATTGTCAAGATGCAAATCACTATGCACGAATCCGAACAATACAAAAGCGGTTGAAATACTAGCCACCACTTGTTTAAGAAGAGATTTTAAAATATTGATTTCTCTTGCTGTCCAAGGGTAGTTTTTAATAGATCCATATTCATAATATGGCATTAGGATAACAAGTTTTTTGTATTCTTCATTTTTAATAGGAGATAGGCAGATCTTTCTAGGTGTATGTTGTCCCGAATTATCATAACATTGGAACATACATATAAATTTAATAAATCCGGGCACATCTTTAAGTCTTTTTCCAATATTATACTCGTTGCTTATAGTTTTGTTGGATTTTGCCATTTTAATGACAATTTCGTTATTGAATTCAGGGTAGTGAAGGTATTTTTTAATCGTAGCCTTAAGTACATGTACATCATTTTTATACTGGAATAGAGTATTGACATCAAGGGCATCGGGATCTTGGGCGATACTATCGCAGTCCACGTAATATTTTCTTGTTTGCTGATATTTATATTTTATTTTTTTGATAAGTTCGACAGACATTCTAGTTGGATTGATATATTTAAATCTTATCAATTTTTTAGGAGCTTACGACTTAACTACTTATCTAATATATAAATTATAATGTCGGTTATGAAATGTGATTCTTTTCCAAAAAATAAGAAGGTCCTTTTTATTCATATTGCATTTCCGTCGCAATTTCATCTTTATCTACCGAAACTTTTAGAACGTGGATATGATGTTTCAGCCATTACCTTTAAAGATGATGTTCAACGGAAGATTCCAGATGAGGTGAAAGTCCATCGTTTAAAACCCCAAGAAGACGTTGATCCCAATGCTATAAGTGCTGTTTTCCCAGGAGCCAAACCTGTTTTGACTGTTCATATGTTGCAAAAATATCGTTATGCGGTGGCCGTTTACAATTTTATTAATAAGTTGAAGCGTGAAGAGAATTACGAGCCAGATTTGGTTGTGAGTCACGAGTACTCATTTTTCAGTTATTTCATTAAAACAGTCTGGCCAACTTGCAAATTGATTTGTAGAATGGATCTTTTTCATGATCCAACAATTGGAATGTCACAAACAAGTGAAGAGGACTTGGCTTTGACTACTTTCGAAAAAGAACACTATGATATTGTAGGAAAAATTTGGAATATGATTGCCTTGGCTGCTATTAACGAAGCAGACCGAGTTTTTTGTGCCACTGAATATGAAAAATCAACATTTCCTAAACACTTACATGATCGAATTGATGTTATTTTTGATGGAATTAATACTAATCTGATCGCTCCAAGTCATACTGTTCCTCCACATCCAACTTTCAAATTTTTAGATTCAGCCGAATTTGTGATTTTTGCGACACGTTCACTAGAACCACTACGTGGTATTGGTGAATTTATGCGTTCGATTCCTTATGTATTAGAAAAATATCCAAATATGGTCTTTTTGATTGTTGGCAATTCAAAGAAGTCGAGTTATGGGAATAATCCAAGATCGGGTAAGACATGGATGGAAATTTACAAAGAGAAAATTTATATCCCCGAGCAAAATCTCTTTCAAATTGAATTCATTAAACATGAATACCTCAATGATTTACGACTCAAAGCCAAGGTGAATGTCTATTTAACTTATGATTGGGTGCTTAGTTGGAGTCTAGTCGAAACCATGAGTCTAGCTTGTCCTATTGTAGCCAATGATGCTGAACCAGTACGGGAATTTATTAAAGATGGTGAAAATGGACGCCTTGTAAATATCAAAGATCCGGAATCGATTGCTAATGGTATTATTGAAGCTTTAGAAAATAGGGACAAATTTTTGGAATATGGAAAGAAAGCTCGTGAATTGATAGTAAACAATTATAGAGGCGAATTGATGTCTGATAAATTTATGAAACTTATTGAAAATGAAAAATCCACGATCCCTCATTCTTTTTGATAAAAAGTTATAGAAAAGCTTGATTTTGCTTTCCAAGTTAACTTAAGTCTATAATTTAGTAAAAACAAGTTAGATCGTTGTTTATTTTAAATTATATTTTATATATATACTACAATGATTCCTGAGCCAGAACCTTCTCCTCCAGGATTTGAACCAGAACCTGAATGCACTGACCCTCCTTTTTTTATTGAAGTGCCTAATGATAGCACAATTGAATGCTGGAACCAAGTTCCAACTAATGTTACTCTAGAATGGCACGATCCTTGTGATGTTCCAACCTCGGGATTCGCCACAAGTGTTGATCAGACTCTTGGATTTAACTGTGAAAACCAAAAAACCATCAATAGAACTTGGAGTTATACTAATTCCAATCAATTAACCGCTACAGCTCAACAAATTATTATGGTCAATGATACCACCCCTCCCACTATTCCAAGTGGACCAGAAGACATGACGGTCCAATGTCCTATGATGGTTCCTGATGCTCCAACTCTAACTGCAACTGATAATTGTGATGGATTGATAACGGGTGCCTTAATTACATCAGGTATTCAGGGTGATTGTGTGAATAATTTTATTGTGACTCGTACTTGGACCTTCACTGATCTTTGTGGTAATAGTGCAACGATTTATCAGAATATTTTAATCAATGACACAACTGCTCCGACTCTTCCAAGTGCACCGGAAGATATGACAGTCCAATGCCCAACATTGGTTCCTGATGCTCCAACTCTAACTGCCACTGATAACTGTGATGGATTAGTGACCGGTGTTCTTACAGAAACTAGTGTTGGTGGTGAATGTGTTAATAATTATACTCTAACTCGTACTTGGACATTCACAGATCTTTGTGGTAATAGCTCTAGCATTGACCAGACTATTGTAATTAATGATACCATTGCACCCACTGTTCCAAGTGCACCGGAAAATATGACAGTCCAATGTGGGAGTGGGGTTCCTAGTGCTCCTACACTAACAGCCACTGATAACTGTGATGGATTAGTAACTGGTGTTCTTACAGAAACTAGCGTTGCAGGTGACTGTGTTAATAATTATACTCTAACTCGTACTTGGACTTTCACTGATCTATGTGGTAATAGTTCCAGTGTCGATCAAACTATTGTAGTCAATGATACAACACCACCCACTGTAGTTTGCCCGGCTGATTTGACCATAGAGTGTACCGATTCACAATCTCCAACGGCAACTGGAACCGCTTCAGCTAATGATAATTGCGGTGGATTACCCACTATAACATTTAGTGATGCCACTGTAACAGGAGATTGTCCAAATAGCTATCATATCTTGCGCACTTGGAGTGCTGTTGACGAGTGTGATAATGTAGCCACTTGCCAACAAAGGATTCTAGTGACCGATACTATTGCACCGGTAGCACCGGTTGTTATAGATTTAACAGTATCATGTTTTGGGGATATACCTCCATCCCAAAGTCTAACTGCAACTGATAATTGTGAAGGTTTAATTAGTGTTTTGCCAGTTGATGTGACCATGGCTGGTGGTTGTGCAAACCAGTTTAGTCTGGTGCGTACTTGGACTTTTGTTGACAGTTGTGGTAATTCCAGTCAATCGGTTCAAAATATTTTAGTGGCTGATTTAATACCACCAACTGTTAGTAGTGAAACATTAGAAATGTTGGCTGATTTAACGGTACAGTGCGTTGGAGAAGTTCCTCCACCAATGACTGTAAGTGCTACTGATAATTGTGGAGAAATAATTATTAGTGAACCGGTGGAAGAATATGGTGATTATATGTGTCCCAACCGATATTTGATTACTAGAACTTGGACATTTGCTGATGATTGTGAAAATACTAGTGAAGTTATTCAAAAGATCACAGTTAATGATGATATTGGACCGCAACCTAGTGAAGAGGTACCGGAAGATATTACAGTTGAATGTATTAGTGAAATTCCGAAACCAATGCCATTAGTCTTTACTGATAATTGTGATGGAGAAATTGGAAAGGTTTGTCCTGAAGATTATTGTGATCAACCAGAGTGGTCATCTAGTCTTTTTGTTACTAGACTCTGGCCAGCTCATGATAGTTGTGGCAATAGTACAGTTGTCAAGCAATTGATCACTGTTACTGATCCGACTCCACCTAAATTCGAATGTCCTCCTCCTGATATATGTGTATATGAATGTGAGTGTGTACCGGAGTCAATTTGTCTTGAATTTCGTGATGAATGTGGAGTAGTTGAGAGTGTTAATCCATGTGAAAGAATTCATAAACACCATGATCGAACAGTTATTCAAAGAGTTTGGAAAGCCAAAGATCGTTGCGGCAATAGAGATCGAGTCGAGCAAACTATTACCGTTCATAAATGTCAACGCAATAATAGGAGGCATCATTGTTCAAAGCAACATTCTAGAATTGGGTCCCGACGATATCGACTTCACTGTCATTATTAGAATTGGGCATCTCAGTTAGGCTAATTTGATTTGATATTTGATTTCCAGAAAAGTTATAAGTGACACGATATATTTACTTTAATTGATATATCCTGTTACTTTGAGAATCTGATATCTTTGTTGTGATATAAAACTTCGGATAACATCTTTATATTTTGAACGCTTTTTCAAACTTGCAATTTAAGACCATAGTAAACATGTTAGTGTCTAATTGTGATGTATTATAGACTCATATTAAAAGTTCTAACTCTGTTGAACTAATTATCAGGCAAAATTCGAGAGTGGTCTCCACTTAGCATTGCAGTTCTTTGGTAAAATTAGGGAGTTAGAACGTCATTATCAATATTCTTTATAACTTACAATGCTTTGAGTTCCGCCCTTATTTCCTTGGAACTTAATAAGTTTTCAACTTCAAGTCCCCAGGTTCTTTTAAAAAATTAAATGGTTGTTGGAATGTTAACTACTAGTTTTTGTACTGATTTTCCCTTTTGTTTTTCTGAATTATGATAATTATCAATAAGTATCAAGAATGTCGAGGTGTTAAAAAAGTGAAGAATATGTGTAAAAAAGTGGTGAAATTACACTTAAGAAT